AATTGTCAGCTATGGTTTAATATGCAGCTCTTCAAAACCCCACTCCAAGCCGGTGTAGCTCAGTTGGTAGAGCAGCGCATTCGTAATGCGAAGGTCGTAGGTTCGACTCCTATCATCGGCACCATGTTTTCTACTTTAAAAATAACGACTTACTTTCGACTGATGGGCGTTATTTTCATGCCTAAATTTTCCACTGGCGAGAATTTGGCGATTTAGCCAGTTTTTCTGATCAGTGTTAATTCAGGTTTTTTGCGTTCGCACAGCAGCTCGACGCATTCGATCAGCCTGGCGATTTCAACCCGGCTGTAATGTGTCGTGATCCTGCCGGCGTGATGGCCCAGTAGATCCTGTCGATCTTCAAAGCTCACGCCGGCGGCCCGCAGCCGCATGCCGAAGGTGTGGCGCAGGTCGTGCACTCTTACATCCTGCAATTCGGCTTCCTTTCTGGCCTTCTTCCATGCCCTGTTGTTGATCCGATCTAGGCGCTTGCCTTTCAGGTTGAACACATATTCCGATTGCCCGCGATATTTCGCGACAATCGACCGCGCCACGGCATTGAGCGGGACGATCCGCTCGCGTTCGTTTTTGGCGCGCTCTTCCCCGATGATGAAGACGGTCGTGTCGAGTTCCGGCACTCTGGCTTCATGATCCCATTTTAGTCCGCATAATTCCTGATCCCGCAATCCGGTATGCAGCGCAAACAGGACCATATCGGCAAGGTAAGTCGGCATGGTTCTGATAAGCCTGTCTTGCTCCGCGATCGATATCGGTCTCGGTTTACGCTTCGCGCCCTGGATCGGAGGCAGCATGGGTGCTGTTGCCAGCCAGGGGCGGCCATGCTCGTCCCGCCAAAGCTTGGCCGCCAGGTTCAAAACGCGCCTGACGATGGCAAGATCGCGCGTCAGCGTCCCCGCTGTTATGCCGGCCGCTTGCCTTGATTTGATAAATCCATCCAGCGATCCGGAATGGATCATTTTGAGCTCCATGTTGCCGATGAACGGCATGACGGTCTTGAGCGATAAGATGTCGCGATCGATGGATCGCTTGTGTCCGTATTCGTCGACGTATCTTGCCGCGGCTTCGTCGAAAGTGCGCTCGATCTTGTCGCCGTAGACGACGACCGCGCGAATTTCTCGGATGCGTTTTTCTAAGTACCGCTCTGCTGCATCGAGTTCCGTCTCGCCAGTGCTCTCTCGAAGTTTCCGGCCGGCGATGGTTTTGTCAATGTGCCAGATTGCCCCTTTCTTACGGAGTCCTGGTGTTGCTTTTGCCATGATGTTGCCTCCTGTTGTGTTTTCTGCTTCCCGTTCGCCTGCTTAAATTGCTCCACCCAGGCGTCCAAGTCAAGTCTGTCGAACCAAACGGCTCTGCCGTGCTTTATTTCGGTCAGCTGCGGCCTGACGTGTTCGTTGAAGTGGGACTCGCTCATGGCGAGGTATTTGTAGGCTTGTGAATGCCTGAGTAATCGTTGCTCCATTTGCTATGTCTCTTCAGGTATGCAGGTTCATTTTTAAAATAATGTAGTTTGCACAGGGATGTCATTGCCGATAATGACGATGCTGTCATAATCGAGTATCGTTTTGCCACCGCAGTAACTTTTGCTGAGGCTGAGTAACGTCTCTTCGCTCCATCCGTTTAGCCAGTATTTGTCAGTTCCATTCGGCCTGGTGCAGGTTAAATGAATATGCGGCCGGCGCTCCGGATGGTTTTTCGTGCTGATCGTGCCCAGATAGTCCTGGCATTGGCAATTCCGTCTGATGCTTTGTATGCGATATGGTCCGCTGTAGTTCGTGCGAATTAGCATGCCGGGGTGGAGTTTCATTGATATGCCAGTCATCACTTAATGATTCAAAAATTAGGCGTCTATTTAGCGTTATACATCAAACTTTGCGCCCTCTTGTTCCGCGCGCTTCGTTGATAGCCATCTTTTCAGCAATCTTTTCAGCTAAATTGATGCCCTCCCAATGCGCAAGATCAGCAACGCGCAAAACAATGTCGGCGAGTTCCGTTCCAAAATTGTCAGATGGTGCGCCGTTTCTGCATTCGTTGACAGCCTCACCAACTTCTGAGGCAATCAGGGCCAGCGATTCGAGCACGGTTTTATTGTGCCACCCCATGCACTCAACCCATTCAAACTGTTTTTCCGCTATCTCGTTTATGTTCATAATCTTATCTCGTGAAATGTATAACTCGTCATTCAACGCGACGCCCGGAAGCATCGCAGCTGTGTTCCGCGTCCTATCGGGCGCGCGTTAATTTTGCGTTGTGCGTCAAAAGCTCGAACGCCTGCGCCTGAGCGAAGCTGACCGTAAAGCCGGAAGCATTGCGGTGCCCGCCGCCCCCGTATTGCTTCGCCACTTCGGAAACGTCAGCGCCTTCGTCACTCGAACGCAGGCTGAAAACCCGCCCTTTTGACGTGTCCCAGTAACAGGCCGCGAACGGTTTGCCTTTTGCCATTTCGTGCCCGGCGTCGCTGCTCATGGTGTAGGGCAGGTTCGCCACCGGCACACGGTGTCCGCCAATCACCATTTCCCGCGTGGTCACGCCGAGAAATTCCCGCATGTCCTTGAAGTGCTTGCGCTCGATCGCTTCGCCCTCCGCCGCCAATGTGGCCGGCGCAGCAGCCATCAGCGTGTCCCACACCTGAAAGTCATACGGAAACGAAAAGACGTTCGCCAGTATCTGTCGGGTGTTCTGGAGTGCAAATCGCCACAGGTCGCGGTCCTCAATGTGCAGCAGCAGCGGCGGCGGGGTTTCGCCGGGGAAGAAGTGCTCCCACGTCAGCATTGCGCCGCTGTGCTCCATGTCGAACTTGGCCGTCACGTTGGCCGGCAGGTCAAGCAGGTCTTCCGCTGACGTCTTGTGGTGGTCCAGAATCAGGATGCTGTGCGCCTTCTCGGCCATTTCCAGCAGAACCGGGCGCTTGTAGCTGAAATCCACCATCACTACATCCTTGCCGGTCACGTCGGGCGGCGTCTCTTGGTATTTGCCGGGGTGAAAATCAATCTCGCCCAGTGCCTTGCGAACAACCCACGCAGCCCCGAAGCCGTCGGCACAGTTGCCGTGGTATATGCATATGATCATTTGTCAGTCCTCTCGTTGTAGTTACCGTTGCCGCACAACCCGTCGCTCAACCGGAGCGCGGGCATAATACGGTTTTGTTTTTCAGTTTTCATGGCCGCGCCCGGTTAGCTCTGCGTTAGGCGTCTGCTTCAGATATTCCTCTGCTTCTGCTCGCCAGTTTTCTCCGTGCTGCTCATACATGGTCAGCATCCAATGTATCGTTGAGGCCTGTTCATCTTCCGCCTTGCGCTCAATTTTGTGTCCAAGTTCCCGTAGTCGAGAAGCGATCCCGGCGCATGCAAAGTTCGGCCTGCCAAGTATCCATCGTGTTTCGTTGTTCAGTTCAATCATCTTGTCGCTCCGTAGCTGCTTCCTACGCCTAACCCGTCATTCAAGCCGACGCCAGAAAGTTCAGCGGTTTTATTTAAGTTCGTCATGGGCGCGGCTTAATTCTGCGTTAGGGCCAGGGTGCGCAGTCCTGAATTCTTCATGATTGGCCGTCTCACGGTCCCACCACGCCTGCGCACCACCGATCGCCTTGGCTTCTTCTAAGTCCGGTAGGTTTCCTGGTCCGGCCAGCGTGTTAACGATCCACTGTAATCCTTGGGCTGGCGTCTGCAAGTGCCCCTCGATCACAGCAGCCTGCATCGCTATAACTTGTTGTTGCACAATGTCGCCGAAAGCAATTGCGCGGCGCTCTGACCTGTTGGCCGCAGCGTGCAGCCGGCAAATCTCTGCCAACAATTCCTCAGGTGTGGCGTCTGGGCCTAACCCGTCAGTCAACTCGGACTGGCCGCTCGCGGCGGTGTCCGCAATCTGTTCTGTATTCATAAGTACTCGCTTCGTTTAAGTTCATCGCCCGGCCAGCCGGTTACTTTTGCGTTATGCGCCTGATATTCCATGCGCTTGCTCTATTGCGGTCGTTATATCGATGATCACATCCATTCCGATGTTTTCTATATCATCGGCAGTATATCCGTAGGCGTAGATGGCTTCCAATATCTGCTCTGCCGTTAAAGGCCGCATAATATCGCGCTCAACCGGATCGTGGTCATTTTGTTCTTTGTTCATTCATGCTCCTTCGGGCCGCGCCAGGTTAGCACTGCGTTATGCGTCAACTGGCCTGATCGACGCTTTTATGTGTCCGCCTTGACTATCGCATTTATTCATGCTGCCATCGCGGTTGAATTTGTACAAATTCAACGATGAAATCCGTATTGCCTTTGCGGTAACGTCAACAATTCTTTGCTGGCTTTCTTCGCCCTGGCTATTTCGCAAAATTACTTTTTGCCCTACTTTTGGCTCTTTAAATAAAATTTTCATCTATTCACCTGCAATGTCTACGCATAATCTAATTCTCAATATGACAGGAGCTACCGCTCAGGCCTGTTACCATCCGCCATAGACTCCTTCTATTCTGACTCTGGCGGTTTGCGCGTTTCCTGTTGTCGTTGCGCGAGGCAAATGTCGCGATGGCGATGTCAAAAACTGGCGGATGTCTCCGCTCAACGTGCCTTGCAAAACAATCGGATCGATTTTGTCGACACGGATTAAATCCTTTTTCTTGCGGCGCTTGGCTTTGTATTCCAGCATTTCTGAGCGGATAAACTCGTAATGGCCGAGGCGGCGATAAAACCGCTTGTCGCTGAGCGTTTTCGGGAAATTCAGGTCTTTCCTGAATAATTCCTTTGTGCGCGTAAAACTCAATCCGAGCAGTTCTGCGGTTTCGCGCAGGGTGATTTTGTCGCGGCCGAGGTTTTTATCGATCAGGCCGAGTTCCTGCAGGTAGGTTTCGAACTGATTCAGGCTGAACAGTTGCGTCCAGGCGCCGCCGTTGCTGTTGCACCGTTTGCCAACGGGTTCTGGGCAGTCTGTGCGCCGATAGTAGAGATGGTGCATTTTTCGCAGCGGGAGCTGGAAGTGCTCGGCGAGTTCTTCGAGTGAGAGCTGTCTGTCTTGCATGGCTTACTCGGCGGCTTCCAGTTGTTCAAGGTCGGCGCGGATCTCGGCGAGGGTCTCGCGGTCAGGGCCGGAGAAAAACGGCGTGTTTTCGAGTTGTTCGAGCAGGGTGATCTTACGGGCTTTGCCGGAGATCCTGGCAAGCTGCTCGTCGATCAGCGCGTCTTGAATGCATTGGCGCATGATCGCGGCGGCTTTGTCGAATTCGGCGAGCGGGTCGGGTTCGAGCCGGGCATGTGTGTCCGTGCTCGATGCGGGCGATTCTGGCTCGTCAATCGCATCTGCTATCGCGCTCAGCGGGTAGGTTTTTACCGGCAGGTTGTCGGTTTCCGGTTCGGCGGCTTGGGGCTCTTTCGTGGTGTTATTCGCGCCCAGCATCGCCCGGCCTTTTTCGGTGATCTGGTGGATTTTTCCGGCCGTGGTGTCGGTCGTGGTCAACAGATCACGACGGCGCAAGGATTGCGCGTTGACCGCCATCTGCGTCATGTCGTTCGGCAGCTCGTTGCCGCGCATGGTCTTGGCGATGTCCATGATTCCTCGGTTAGTCAACCCGTTTGGGTTGACGCGCAGGATTTCCAGTATTTGTCGATGTCTTTCGAGTAGTTCGCTCACAGAGGCGCTCCTTTTTTGATCCATTTAGTGTTGCGGGTTTCGCGGCGTTCGCGGTCGACGTGGTCGATGTCGCTGGATCGCGGCTTAATGTAGCAATTGAAAGCGCGGTTGACGCGGCGCTTTTTGCGCGGCTCAAGCGGGCGGAATCTGATAATGGTCGGCATGACTAGCCTTTAGTTATTTGTTCGACGAAATAGCCGAATATTTTTTCGACATAATTGCGCGTCTCGCTGGCGTTGTCGTCGCCGGTGACGTGGTGTAGCTCGGCGATGATGCGGCTGTAGCTGTTGGCGTCGCTGGCCAGTTTCTGTGCTTTCAGCAGGTGGCCGGTTCCTGCGTTGTAGCTGGCCAATGCCAGGGCGTAGCGGTCGGCGTCTTCGCGCTTGGCGGTCCATTGTTCGTGTAACGAGTGCATATAGAAGCACATCGCCGGGATGGCGTAGGACGGATGGCGCGGGCTGGCCTCTTGCGGCATGCGCATCTTGGTTTTCATGTCGGCCCAGGTGCCGGGCATGAACTGGGCGATGCCGATGGCGCCTGCCGGGCTCACTGCATTGGGGTTTAGCGTGGATTCCTGGAACAGTTGCGCCTTGACCAGGCGCCAGTCGACGCCTGGGAGGAACTGCTCGGCGCTGTGCCTGATCACGTCGTCGTAGGCCTTGATTTGTGCGATTTTTGACATTGTTTGTCCTGTGGTTGGGTTTGGCCGCGTCTCGTGCGGCGTTACGGATGGCGCCCAGCAGGCTCACTGTCGACATCGGCCGGTGTTTTCTTGCTCGCGCCACCTCCAGCTGGGCGCGTCCGATTACCATGATGGTCAGGCCGCATCGGCGGCGGGGCTTAATTGGGAAATATTGATGAATTCACGGTTGCGTTCTGCGTCGATGAATACGCAGACCCAGAAATCATCCTTGTCATATTGATTAGGGTTGAGATCGATGATGATGCCCTGTCCGAGTTCACATATGACTTTCGTGCCGATGCCGAATCCGGCGGCGTCTGCGCGCTCGCGCATGATCCGCTCTTTTTCCTCGTGCGGCGTTTTATCGGGGTTTTGGCGTCTTCTCAGTATCATATCGACTGATACGCTAAGGGCTAATGCTTCCTCCGGTGTCAGTTCGATGTCGCCGTAGCGGGTGCTGATCTGGCACCCGTCGCGCATCGCCGGAACTTGCTTCGCCAAGGCGTATTCGGTGGCTTGTTGGTCAGTCATGGCGGCTTACCGGTCAAACGAAAACAGCATCAGCACGGCGCACAACATCAAGGCTTCGCGGTGCATGATGCGGTCTCTGGCGTGCTGGATGCCGCCGGCGACGGAATAGGCGGCCGGTTTGCCGCAATTGACGAATAAGTCAACGGCGTACTCTATGGCGGCGTCTGCGTCGGCGATGGTGTTTCCACGGACGGCGGCGACCAGCAGTTCGGTAGAGTTGGCGATCAAGGCGATCGCTAAAATGCGCAGTTCGCCGGCGTCTCGGCGTTTGATTTGGCGTTTCACAGCAGACCCCAGCCTTTGGCGGCGACGTAGGCGTTGAATGCGATCGCGGCGATCAGGGTAGCGCGCGCGGCGGAGAGTCTGATCAGGGTTGTATGG